GTTGCCGCGCCTCCCGTGGTTGCTTTTTTGTACTGTTGGCTTATGTCGGCAAGATCACCGAAAGCAGTATCTGCAACTAAGCCCATTGCGCCGCCAAGGTCATCACCGCCGGTTCCTATCAACCCAAAAACCTTTTTGACTATACCCCAAAGGGATGAAAAGAAATCCTTTAGCGCTTCCCAATGTTTTATAATTTTCGCTGGTGCCCACAGCCAAGGAGCAAGAAACGCCATTGCAGCAGAGAAAAACGGATTGTCTAGCAGTCCGTTTAGAACCTCCCAGGATTTAGCGGCAAACCCAACAACAGCATCTTTTACCTTTGTAAATAGGTTGACAACCCATTCAATCCCATCAGCAACTATCAGAATCGACTCTTGATAAACACCTTTCAAAACCTCGAAAAGTATTTTGACTTTATCCCAATGTTTTATGACCATCGCAGCACCGGTCAACCATGGAGCAATAAGAGTTGCTGCTATAACAAAGAAAGGATTTTCTAGCAGTTCGTCTATTAGGTTGATGAATGCGTTTATTTTAGGGCTGACATATTCCCAAAACCTTTGAAACGCTGCCTTTACTTTATCCCAGTTTTTATAAAGCCATACCGCGCCCATTGCGAGCAACCCAACAGCAGCAGCGATCATTCCTATTGGAGATGTCATGAATGCAGCGTTTAGTAATCCCATGGCGCCTGCTGCGGCCTTTACAGCAGCTGCAGTCTGGAAGAAAAATTGTACAGCCTGTAACGCGACAACAGCCAATAGAGCTATTTTGTAAACGGTAAACGCAGCAACTAAACCGATGATAACTGGTGCTAATTTATCAGCCCATCTAAATAATTTTTTCGTAAACTTAAACGCTGCCTTTATTCCATCGATAACCGGTTGCACATCAAACTTTTGAACAGCGGTTATTGCCTTGTCTAAAGCACCGGGAAATTTGTCCTGGAATGCATCTATAACTTTGAATCCAACTTCTATAAGGGATGACTTCAAAGTCTTCAATCTGTTCTCTAGAGACTTGCGCATTTCGCTGGCCATCTCTGCAGATGCGCCTTTTGCGTTTTTTAAATTCTGCCTATACTCTTCTAATTTTTCTGCACCAGCTTCCATTATGACATTGGCGCCAGCAACTGCACGTTTAGAAAATATTGCGTCCATCGCTGCAGACTTTTGAGCAGTACCCATGCCCTCAGTTGCGATCCTAATATCTTCCATAATTGCGATCATATCGCGCAAGTTACCAGCCGAATCTGCTGTTTTTATTCCAAGTTTATCAAGTTGCTTTGCTGCCTCTTTTGGCGGTGATGCTAGCCTAAGAAACATATTTTTTAAAGTTGTGCCAGCCTTTGATCCTTTTATAAACCTATCTGCCATGGGTTTAACTAAGGCTCCATAAGTTTCTAGCGATACACCAGCAACTTTGGCTACACTAGCAGACTCAGAAAGTGTATCAACAAACTGTTCCATATTGAGGTTTGCACTTGTTAATGTTTTTGCAAAAACATCATTAACACGAGTTAGATTTATTTTTAATTGTTTATCTTTTTTTGCCATCAACCCAAACGCGCCTAGCGCATCAGTGGCAACATCCGCTGCTCTCATAATGTCTATATTCGAGGCGGTTGCTAAATCAGTAACACCGGATAAAGCAGCCATAGATTGTGATGCATCCATGCCAGCCATGGCCATAAAATCCAAAGCGCTTGCAGCCTCTGCTGCGGTGAATTGAGTTGTTGCGCCAGTTTGTCTTGCAGCCGATCCTAGCTTATTAAATTCTTCAGTGCCGCGTTTTATCTTGCCTGGAAACTTAGCAGCAGCGGAGGTGATAGCATGATCGAAACTTACAAATTCTTCTGTTGCAGTCCTGATGCCTTGGGATAACATCATTGTACCGCGCGAAATAGTATTAGCAACTAACACGCCTTTGACGACATCGCGAAATCTACCTGCAGATTTTGACGCTTTATCAAACGCAAGTTTAGATCGTTTACCAAATTTATCAGCACTCTTACCCATACGAGCAAAAGCTGATGATATTTTGTCTTTGCCTACAAAGGCGGTAGTTACTACTAGTTCAGGCATTATGCACCAGATGCTGCTTTCTTATCTGCTTCGATCATTAATTCGTGCCAATCATTCCAGTATTTAAGATCTTGATAAGTCATTGATGCAATCTCCGAAGGTTGAACCTTTCTATAAAATAAGTTTCCCATATATTGGTTCACCCTTGGAGTTACACCTGTAAAAAAAGGTATCCAAGACTTTCGCAGATACCATTGTCAATCCCTCTTAGCTTCTCGATATTCTGCTCACCTTCTGCGCACAGAGATCCAAGGAATTTGTACATCATTGTGAAATCACCATCCTGGCCAGATCTAATTGCTTTTTTAGCTCTGCCGTTTACCTCGCTATAGGTAACGCTGCTGGCCAGCTTATGGTATTTATTTTTGAAGTTTTGTTTTATTAACATAACTTCATCACCTAGTTTGTTCTCTTCTTTTAGTACCTCAACATACCCTTTACAAATACCACGAATGATTTTTTTCCTAGCCGTCGAATATGCACGATCTAGTTTTTCACCGTCTATATAGTCTTTTTCCTCGATGTCGTACCAGTCAAGGATGTCATCCCAAATTTCTGCTGCTGTTTCTTCTTGGATTACGTAATTAGGATTACCAGCTCTTTCCGACTGGTTATTATTATCGTTCATTCTTTTACCTCTTAGTATTTCGTCCAGTCATCATTGGGAAGGAATTGAACTGTTGCCCTTCCCTCTTCTGACTCCCAGTTTTCAACTTCAATTGTTCCTTCGCCCTTGTACACTGATCCATCTGCAAAAGTTACAGAGAATTTAATATCCTCCGGATCTTCGGCAAACGATTTCAACGCAGCAAGTTCGTCCGGATTGCAAACCAGTGTTGCGCCCTCCATCGACGGAATGCGCTTAACCATTTTTCGCATAGCTTTACCGGACGTAGGAATTTTTGAGTTTTCGAATTTCGTCGCAATAAAGGTTACGTTTGCATCTGCAGCAACCCGAAAGGGGATACCTTCAACGGATGCACCGATTAAACTACCAACTGTGTCGCCCATTGTTTTCTCCTATCCTAACAGCACTGCAAGGCTGGTATCAAATTTAACAACTGTATCAATGATTCCGCCTTCGCCAGAAAGGATGATAGGCATGATAATGTCAAACCCGGTTCCGCCTGCTCGGATTGAAATATAGTTGCTTAAATTCTCTTGAAATTTACTAATTGTAAATTCTGCGGTATACACCCAAGAAAGACCCTCAAACGCAATTGCAAGCGCTTGCAGATCGTCCAGGACAGAACTTACATCTCTTGCCTTTTGTCGCGCGGTAATATCGGTGACAGCAGTGACGTCATTAACGATCGTGATGCCTTTCCATTTTTCTTGTGAGAAATTCACCTTTACGTTGTTCAGAACGTTTTGTAGAATCGAAATATTGCGCATTGACGCGTAACCGTTTGAGTCAACCGGTACACCAACGGGATGGTAAAATGTTCTGGTGTTTTGCAAAACAACAGCGCCAGACTCGACGATAGTCGGAGAAACACCAGCTTTGACTGCAGTATCTCTTGAGTCGTAGTCTGACGTCCATCTATCAGCAACCGCACCAGGGATAATTCCAGGAAGCACATGACCACTGTAACTCTCAGCAGCGTTATTCGCGTTTGTCTTTGCCATATCTCCCATTGCACAACACGCAATCTCTACAGGGTGATTGGGCGATCCGGGGACAGCGACAACACCGTTAGATCGATCTGTTGCTCTCCGTCCGTTGCCTAGCGTTATCAACGCAGACAACCCGGCAGAACCGGCAGCCACATCACCGTTCATCGACCTGAAAGGACGAGCAACCAGCTTATTGTAGTTACCTACAAAATCGTTACCTGTGCCGTTGTAACTGGACACGGAATCTAGAGTTGTTGAGTCTTGGAGGTATCCGTGGATAACATCAGTGAAATGATTTTCGTTCTGATCATCTCCGGTTCCTAGTCCATTCAACGCATCCGCGATCGTAGGAACACCAGAGCCGGTCGTCATTGCGGTAACAGCAGCGGTAACACCTGCAGGAAATTTCTGCTGGAAACCCCAGTTGAAACTAAGGTCAATTTCGTTGCCATATGTTCCAGTTGTTTTTGCGGTGAAATCAACTTGCGCAGTCGTGACACCGTTTACCACTGCGGTAACAGGTAATGTATTGTCTGCGGTAATTGCTGCAACAACGTTTGTTGCAATGTTATCTGCTGTGTCTGTAGTCAACACAGAAACAGGAACATATTCGCCAGCAACATATAGATTCAGCGTTGCGTTTTCTGTCGGTACAGAACCGGTGAAATCAATATCACCAGTAGCTTGGGCACCTGCAACCTCTGCTTGAGGAAGGCACCAACATTCGATTCCATCGCTACCGGCAAACGCCCACTTGGCCATACGATGCAACATAAATCCAAATTCGAATTTATCCCCTGCATCTTCCGAACTAGTGATCAATACCGGCACCTCGTCAACAACGGATGTTTTGAGCGGATCGTAAGTTCCGATCAAAAGAATTTTACGGGGCAAAACGTTTGCCCCACTTTGAAATTGTACGTTTTCAGCTGCTGCGCCGATCGCGTTAGCTAAACTACTTGCGGTTAAAGGCATTTTTTGTTACTCCAATCTAACGCCAGCCTTGGCTGGATCGTCATCAACTTCAACGGCAACATCTATAATGTTACCTGGTGTTGGTGTTTCTCCGGTAACCTGTTCGTCTGTCGAACAAGTAATTGTAAGTGCACCGGACAACACAACCATTTCACCCCTATATAGATAGTCATCTTTTCTTATGTTCGACAACCATCTACTACCAATTAAAAACCCTGCACCTAAATCTCTGTTGCGAGCGTCTAGGATAACCTGAAAAACATGATCCACTAATTCGTCAAAGCTATCATCAGCAAGAGCTTCGCTCTCCTGAAATGATGCGATGGCTGCTTGACGTTGCACCTCTGTCGATGCAGGATTGTCAAGCGTAGCACGATCGCCAATAGATTTTTTTGATACTGTCAATATTACCTGAAACGTGATGTCATGCTTGAAAGGACCGTTTGTGCTAGAGCCTGATTTTGGTATGTCTCCATTTTGGTAAAATACTTGTACTGTCCTGCCGTTATTCAAAACCTCAGAGCCTGCAGCGTTTTGTCTCTGGTGGCCTATGGTGCGGTATCTCCCTGCCTCGTTTGCAACTAACAGATCTACAAGTGCACTTTTTATCAGTCTGAAATTCATTGTCATGGAACACTCTGTTCTGCAGCCTGTAGATACAAACGAATGAATCCAATAGATCCACCATCTTCAGTGGCCTGCTCTAGTAGGAAACCTACCTTTTGCGCAGTGTAAGAAGGCGTCAACGGAATCCTTACCCACCATAGTTCACCAGATACAGGAATCCGAGCTAATGATGTTCTGCGCAGTGTTACCACCGGTTTGTGCAGAACCATCTCGGATCCTGTGTCTGGGTTTTGAACTATTGTATCGTAAAGGATTTGACCGACTAGATCTTTTGTTGGATCATTTGCGGAAGTTTTGTACTCAACACCATCAGGCGAAACTAGCTCAACCGGTAATCCCCAATCCCCCTCAAGGGTATCAAGTAAATCCGATTCAGCTAGTTCGCGCAAGTTCGTCATAGGTTATTTACTTTTCTTTTCCGGTTTCTTCTCTGGTGTTTTTTCAAACTTTGCCTTCATCTTTTTAGGCACCAGATGATCGGGAATTTCGCCCTCGAATTTCCCCTTGCTTGTCCACACAACAACACCGTTCGGAAGTTTCATTTGTCAGCCTCTTTTTTCTTCTTCTTGACTGGCTTGACTTTTACAGGCTCACCAACAAGTTTTTGATCTATCAGTTTATCAAGGGTATCCTTGTCAACTAATTCTGGATCAAACGCTTGCCCGTTTGCAACGTAGTCTTTACCCAGTTTCAATACACCTTTTCCTAGCCAAATCATATTAGGCAGCATTCTCGATTACAGCAAACGCATCCGTTTGTGTAGTCGCAAAAATCGGTGCAGCCTGCATTCTACAGGTAACCGTTTTCCAGGTTTCGGGTGCATATGCGTCGAAATAAAACATACCCGGATTGATCAATCCGGCATCGCCTCTGATGTTCGGAGGCATGATCGGAGAGTCAGGAGAGAATCCAAACAACTCCATATACAGTTGTCTCCTACTCGGAATCATAGGAAGCAACTCCGGGGGACCGAAATAACGATCGCAACGGACACCAGACCAGAACATCAACACTTTGCCTTTTGGCATATATTCAACGGTAGTACCAGCAGCGTTTGTGTAAATGTCGTCATAGGTGAACATCCACAATTCATGACCCTCTGGAGTGAGCAGTCTACCGCGCGCGGTAAATCCAGCTCTGGTTAGCCATGCGAATTTTTGCGGAACGGGATTTTTATCACTGACGTAAACCAGATCGAAACGTCTATTGTCCGCAAGAGCTCTAACCTCGGTGTCTGCGATAAATGCATTCATCGCATCCTTGCCGAGGATCAAACCATCGGCGGAGACATACGCGTTTTCGCGGATAACACGCCAAGTGCTATCGAGGTCAGCCATGATCGTAGGGGAAACACCGGTCCACTGCGTACCTAGTGTAATACTGTTACCAGCCGTTCTGCGCCAGTCATACTGCAAGGACGTGTCGCTAGTGCCGATGATGCCATCCATTTTTCCGGTCATAACCGATTGAGCAGCGAGATATTCAAACGTTCTGAGGGTTCGCCTGACTTGCTCTTTGTGAGCGCGCAAAGCAAGCTTCCTAAGCCGATCCATTCGAGCCATACCCTGGTATGGGTTTTCTCCTGCAGTACGGTTGAGCAACTGGCCAGCTCCTAGATCCGACTCTTCCTCGATCAATGGATAAACGCTGTTCCTGTTCGTAAACCGTTGAGTCTGCATATTCTCTTGCAGATCGCCAATTGGCCGCGCATACATACCTCGAGGAATCAATGGAGCTAAACGCTCACCGTTTCCACGGATGATATCGATGTCAACCTCGGCAGCATCTGGCGAATAGATAGTCTGTGAGCCGGTTTCTGGACGTCCGTAAAACGCTTGGAATCCAACCGGTGCACCAACGTAATCCAGCTCGTCAAATGAACTGGCCATAACCCGGCTGTATAAATCAACCGATAAAGGACTTGTTTGATAAGCAACCATTTTTTATCTCCTATGCAAACGCGTCGATTTCGCGCGTATCTTCCGGAACCAAACCAATCTTGATCAACTCATCTTCCACGGTTGTGTTGGCACCAGCAGGCACATTGATAACCGTTGCCAGCGTTTTGGTAGCTTCGATGACCAATTGGTTTTTGTCGAAATGAGCATTAGCTACCAACACGGGAACGTTATCAACATCACCAGCTTTAATTTCTGCTTCTGTCAGTGATGCCATCAGGATTCCCTTGGGATATTGAGTACCATCTGTTGCGGTTTCATCTTTGAACACTTGCCACTTAGCGTTAGCGCTATCATAGGCGAGCAGCGTGTATTTCGCCAGCGCACCAGATCGGCCTGCATCCTGTTCAAATGTTTCCGCCTCTTTTACAGCAGGGTTGCCGTAAAGGACGAAAGGAAAATTCGTGTAATTCGTGTATTGCTGTACCGACATAATTACCTCGCTCTAAGAGATTCAACACATGCGTTGAAATCTTCTTCAGTTCGTACAACACCATCTGCAGACGGGCCCGCAATTTTTTGCGCTGGTGTATCACCAACAGCATCAGTGTCAGCAACTGCAGCCGCCGCAAGCTCCTTGCTTTTCATTGCATCGTAACCGGTTACTGCGCCTTTAAGGGAGAGCGGATCTTCTTTTCCGGTGATGACGTCCATCGCGAAACCTTTGATAGTCTGCGGATAGTCAGAATCCAACACACTAACAGCAAGTTTGATGCGATCCATCACTGCTTTTTCTCCATCCTTCTTGCCGAGCGCGACTGCTTCTTGCAATCTCTTTTCATACTCAGCAGCGAATTCAGGAGAACTGCTTCTAAGTTCATCGATGTTCATTTTTTTTGCTCCTTGTTTGTTTGTTGCATCGATTTCAAATGCTTGGTTATCGGTTGCCGCGCAACCGTTTATTTGAAAGTCAAAACTTCCTTGTGTACCTGTTTTCATATTGTCCAAAACATCATCCAGAGTTGATATGCCGTCAATCATTCCAGCCTCTAGCGCGTTTTCAGCAATTAGTATTCCACCTTGCCCAAAGTCTTTTTTAACTGTTTCGATCTGTACTCCTCTATTACCCGCAACCGTGCCGATGAAAACCTTTTCCAAATCGTTTACCATCTGAAGGTATTGTTCTTTTCCTTCATCTGTTTCAACGTCTGGGCTTTTGTTTTTGGCGTTGCTGGAAACTATTTCAATTTTGTTATCGTCTTTACTTTTCTTAACCGTTGCTATTACTCCGATGCTCCCAACTTGACCGGTATTGCTAGATATAATTTTGTCAGCAGAACTTGCGATCCAATATGCGGCGCTTGCAGCCATGCCGTACACGTAAGATGTTACCTTTTTCTTGCTTCCTTTTATCAGTTGCGAAAATTCAGAAACGCCAGTGACAGCGCCGCCTGGAGAGTCAACCAGCAGAAGGATCTCTTTGACCGATTCATCGGCGGACATACTTTTGAATTCTTTAGTCAGTGAACTAATCGAATTCATGCCGGACACTTTTGTTAAAGATCTACTACGCGGGACTATGGGTCCATCTATCGAGATAACACCAACACCGTCAACAACTTTTCCATAGTCGTTTCCATCTTCACCACCGGGAAGGTTTTCAAAAACTTCTGCTTTGTAATCTTCGCTAGCTAGATGGAATAATTCCCTGGCTGCATCGACGTTTACATTTTGGACAATATCTATCATGCCGGTAAGGGCAAGCTCAGTCATAGCCCATTGGTGGTTACAGATCTCTGATAGTATTCTAGGGTATCTCTCAATACTCATGATAAAAAACCTTTACAGCGCAAGTATTAGCAGCAGCGTTACTAGACGCAAGAGAGGCGCTTATGCGCGTACCTTTTTCAATCAATTTTGTTAACACTGGTTTACTTCCCTCTTGCGATTGAACTGCATTTCTAATTGCTGCAACCTCTGATATTTCTTCTTCAGACCCAGGTGCACCCTTATACAACTTCACCTCATATTCTCCGTTTGCAGAAAGGCCAGAAATCAGCAACCAATGAACATCAAAATCATCAGGTATAACACCGGCAGGAACTATCTCAACTATAGCTCCATGCGTCCAGGCAACACCGGATGATGTCAACGTTATACTAGGCGCGCCAGTCGGATAGGTTTTCTGCCTTGAATGCGCATGTTCTTCCAGGAGGTGAACCATGTCATTGGCTGTTTCTTTTCCTGCAATGTGACCCATTATGCTAACTCCAGCTTACTACCGTTAATAGTGACATATTCAAATTCTAACCACATTTTAAAATCAACACCTGATGTTGTTGCCAAATGAAATCTAATAAATGTGTCTACTCCACTTTTTTGCAACACGTAAAATGGTTTGCCTTCCTTGAAGTTACTAGGCTCATAGGTTTCACAGGTTGCGGCACTTAACAGGGTGTATATCTGTGTCTCGTCTTTGTCCTTGAAAAATGTATCACCAACATTTGCAGCTGTTAACACTGCTCCATCCGCTGTTAAATTTTTCGATAATGTTCCATCGTACAGGCTTGCATACACGTTTGTGCAGTTTGTTAAATTCGTAATATCGGTTATGATCGCAATTTGGCTTATTACCAATATTGTACCAGTAACCTTGAAAACGTTTATCGCATGTGTTCCAACACCTTTGACTATCGGCACCTCACCAGACCATATTTCACCTTGTCTAACTATTCTCTCACCCAAGGAGTTATCTGGTAATTCTGCTCTAGCGGGGAGTTTCGCTGTCAATATGTGATTTGGCCTGTAACTCATAAATCACCTATGCCGGTATCACGTTTCCATCGGAAGAAATTGGAATCCAGAAACAAACAAAATCAATTTCGCCCGTGTCAACCTGTGCATCCAGCGTCAGTATAACGTTTCCACCTGCAGAAATCATATATTCGCGCATGGTTGACAATGGCTCTATTTCAGAGTCTGGTGATGTATCAATCCAGATTTCATCTGCTGCAAGGAGTGTTGCCACTGTAT